ACTGCATTTTCTAGTTTATTAACCGCTTCTTTTGAAGCAGATTTTGAATTTAATTCTGTTTCTTTTAACTTACCTTTAAATTTCTCAACTTCAGTTCTCTTCCTTGATTGTATAGATTCTCTATGAGCCGTTTGTAAGTCTCCAGATAAATTTTTGATTTGTTCTTGAGCACCTTGTAATTGTTGTTGTAATTGTGCCACAATATCCATTCTTTGCAATATACCTTCTTTGTCGAATATATCTGTCTTTTTCAATGCTTCAGTTCTATCAATTAATCCAGCTTGATAGGCTTCCATATATATAGACCATTCTCCCCATCTATTTGAAGGCATTGTAGAATTACCAATAACATTAATATCATATTGACCAATAGTTAAATCGTTATGCATTTCTCCTATAGCTTGACTTTTATCATCATAGTAATTGACCATATATTCAGACATATCATTATTTGGTTGAACAACTCTAAATGTTTTTTGATAAGTATAATGTTCTTTTGCTAAATTATATACAACTTTCCCTAATCTTTTTAAACTTCCTTCAATATCTCTTAATTTTGATTTACTTCTTCTTTGTCCAAAATCTTCAAGCATCATAGTTGCTGATGATGTTTTTGGAGCAACTTCAGTATTTCCTTGCATCATTTCAAATATACCCATATTTAAATCAATATATTTCTCAATCATGGGAGGTAGATTCAATATTGAATTAGACAATGGAGATGGTTGCGGAAAATGAGGCTCCCCCATTGATGGGTCATATTCAATTGTTGCATTAGGATTTGCCCAATCTCTTTCTAATTCTTCAAGATTGTCAACACTTCCTTGCGGAACTAACAATTTCAATCCAGCAGACGATTGTGCGTGAGAAGTAATTAAGGACATAACTTTATTTAAATATCTTTGAAAATCTTTATTTTTCCTAACATCACTCATTGGATAAGGAGTATTTGTCCAAATATTTGGAATTGGTACAATTGGATATTTATCAGTATTTAAAATATATTCATATAATATTATTTGACCTAATACACAAGTAAGTTTAATTCTTGTTTGAAGAACTTCAACAATATCAATTAATCCTCTTTCGGCAGCCTCAACAACTTCTGGTTTTTGAATGAATATTTGCATATTTTTTTCATCAAGTATTCTTTCACTTCCATCTTGTGTGTTTAATATTCTGTAATATGGAACTTTTACTTTTGAGAAATATTCTATTAATTGATATTTTTCAGAACCTTCTCCGTGGTCATAATCTTTTATAACATCAGGGGTAAATGAACCTTTTGTTCTTGAATTTAATGCAGATGGATATGTTTCGTCTTCACTGTAACCTTCAATTTCATCAATTAGCATTTTACCATTTTCTTCATTCACTTCTCTTAATTGAGGATATAAATCTAATACTTGAAATTTTGTAAATATTGTAGATAACATCATACCAGATGCATCATCAAACCATCTGTTTCTTGCATTTGGGTCTACTACAACTCGAAAAGGGTCTGCGTAAGTAAATTTAACCTCACCTCTTCCGTAATCAGCCTCTCTATCTACATATGCATAAAAATAACCAAGTCCAGTCACAGTATAGTCATGTACGGCTTGCTTGAACACCTCATTACCATCAGAAACATCCCAAACATATTCCATTACAGATTTCCACACATTTGCAAGGTCACTATCAGAGTCCTCTCTTGGTGTTGCTGAAAATTTAGGAGGTTTAGATGTTATAATAGCTTTAAATTGCTCTATTGCAGAATAAAGCCTATCCATAGGAACAGATGTTTGATTCCTTGATTCAAGTTCATCAACTTCACTTTCTGAAAAATGATTTCCTAAATAAAAATCAATATCTTCACGTGCATGGTTTTCCCATTCTTTGCGGGCATCAGACCATCGTCTCCACATTTCTTTTATATATTCTACTTGTTTATTGGTCTCTATCATAACTGTTAATATAATATATTTTTAATATAATAATCAATACCTTGCTCCAGTCATCCAATTATATCGTTTTTTATTTCTTAAATTGCCTTTTGAATTATTCTTTTTTACAGTTCCAGCTGTTTTATTTCCCTTTGCAAATTGTGTTGATAACCAAAATGCATCTATAGTGTCATCGTGTGTTCCTTTTGGAAAATCGAGAAGTTCTCCAATAAATTCATGCATATCTTTCTTTAAATGCACAGCTCCAGCTTTAAACATTGGTTGCAATCCTTCAAATAATCTATCTTTTTTCTTTTGATTACCATATCCTTTAATTCCTTTTTCAATACCAGGTAAAAACTTTCCTTCCTTTTTGCTTCGTTTATAAACATAATCCCTTAACATTTCTTGATATGATATTGTTTCAATATTTATTCGTTTGATTTTTTTATATCGTTCAGCGATTTTAAATATTTCATCTGCGCATTCCATCGGTAATACCCTTTTTCTCCAATATTCAAGCACGTAATAATCAAATTCGCTAGTAACACCAATAACCATAATGACGCTATAATCATTCCTAGTCCCAAGAGTCGAAGCTGGGTCGACACCCATATATATATTAACATATTCAGTCCTTCCGTCTTCAAGTTTTATATACCATGATTCATATTCATCGCTAAATCTTATTTGACCTTTATAAAAGTTTTCAGTTATATCTTCTTCACTAAATATTTGGTCTTCAGGAGATTTTGCTTGGTTCATATACTCTTGATAGAATTTACTTGGAGTACCAGAGTCAATATAAAATTGCTTACGTTCTTCAAGTTTTTTAATAGGCCAACGTGAAGGCCATAATGTAGTACCATCGTCAAGAATAGCTTTATGTGTTTCAACTTTCCATGAATAATCTTCTCCAGTTTTTTCAGCAGCTTGTGAATTTCTTACCAAACCATTTAAAAATGAATCATAATGCACAATAGTCCCATTACACCATAAAAATCCACCTTTATCAAAATCAATAGCAGGATATACAGCAGCAGTTACCCAATTCTTTATATGTAATCTTGCTTCAGGAGTTTTAGTATTTAACTCTGATTCAAAGTCATCAAGTATAATTCCAGTATATCTTGTAGATAGTTGCTTTTTACCTCTAAGTCTTTGCGATGCACCCTTAGCAATCATTCTGCAATTATTACTTAATACAATTTCGTTTTTTGTCCACTTATCTCCTTGAAGGTCTCCGAAATAGTAATGGATTGCAGGATTAGAGTAAATATGGTTAGATATCCAATTAAGATTATCAATAGCTTGGTCTTGTGCCTCGCCAACCCAAGCGATAAATTCTGGACTTTCTTTTTTCGCAAATAAAAACCTATGTAATACTGCGGTTGCCGCTAAAGTTGATTTTGCGTGGTCACGAGGCAACACAAGAGCCAATTGTTGTATTTCTCTATTTAAAAGTAATTTTCCAACATTTACGTGGAAGTCGGGAGTTGCTGATGCTAAAAAGTCTTGTGGGGAGAAGAGTTTACCGAAAACGATAAGGTCATTAAAGGCCATTTCAAGTATCTTTTCATTTTGAGATACATCGCCATTAAGATTTAAATTTGCCATTATTTGTTTAGATTTTTCTTTATATCTTTTGAATAATTTTGAACTATTACATTTGTTTTTGGCAAACCTGTATACCAAGAAGTAAATTGCTCTATATTACCTTTAGATTTTTTTAATAGATTGCTTATTACATATCTAGTAGCAAACATAGCATCATCAGCATTATTAAAATCAGCTGTATAATAAGTTCTATTATCAGCTCCTTTAAATTTATCACCTTTCATAAATTCAATACCATAAATATCATACATTTTTTCAGATAAATTATCACTATAAATAATAGCTCCAGGATTTAAATGTCTTTTCGCTCTATCACTTGATTCAAATTTTAATATTGACTCCAATATAGCATTTGTGGAATCTGTTGGAATATTTGCAAGTTTATCTGATGCCGACCAATCCATTGAAAGAAGTTCTAAAAAATTTTTATTATATGAGTGTAATCCTTCTTCATGTTCGCTTAGTTGGTTAAGATAATCATTATATTCTTTGGAATTTAAATAATTCAATTCTTGTTCTTGTTTCTTTAAAAATTCTTCTAATAAATTTGCCATTTACTTCCCAAATAAGGAAACAATCTTATTTATAAGTCTATCAAAGATATCTGGAGCTCCTAATTGGGAAATATTTTTTTTAACTTGTGGCAAATCTTCAACTCTTACTGTGTCTGAAAAATCAGGCTGATGTTTAATTTGAAGCCTAAGAAGGTCATCCATTAATCTAAAATTTTCTTTCGTGCCAATACTTGGCATTAATCTCTCAATATATCTTTTATCGCCACCTTTTGTGAAGGCCTCATAAAGACGTGCTGAAAGATTGCCATGAGATGCCTGCATTATACTGTTAATTGTACTTTTGTCAATTTGATTCTTTATATTATTTTCTGTAATAAGCGAATCAATTATCGAATGTCCATTTTCTTCATTTCCCATTATTTAGTCTCCAAAATTTCTTTAAATAACTAAAAGCTATATCTTTTTCTGAAGGTCTTAAATTTCCTTTAAGACTTATTAATTTAGGTATAGCTGTTAATCCACCATAACCAATTTTCATGCCACGCCGCTGTTTAGTATTATTCTGTGAAATTAATCCATCAATCATTGAATGTGCATTTTCTTTCTTAACTCCTAATATCATATCTAATATTTGCGCCGCTGTCATTATCTAGTCTCCAAAATAATATCAGCCTCAGAAAACGTGCTAATGTTGCTATACGAGTAACACATGGGGATGTAAAGGGGACTTGCGGACACATTATCCGAAGCTGATAAATTGTTTAATATAATTTTATAATTTTTCATTTATGCTTTTCCTGTCTTAGAATCAGGTAGGCTAATATACGTAATATTTTCTTCAATATCAAATGTTGACCTACAGTATGGGCACATCCAGCCTTCAACTTCATTTTCTGTGTCAAGCAATCCTATTCTTTGTGTTACTTGGTCATCCCAATATAAGTCCTCGGCACATACAGGACATGGGTCGTCATTCTTCTTCGGAGTTTTCTCCGTGTGCCAATAATGTAGTTTCTTTTCCACCTTGCAATGCCTCCAGTTGTTTAGGAGTGAATCCTTGAAATACAGTTAATTGTTCTTGTTTTTTCTCTGTATCGAACAATCCAGCTATTTTTGATAGTGCTTCTAATGAACGAAGTCTATTTGCATCCCTGTCAGACACCTCGGCAATTGTTTTATATTGTCCAATAATCCATTCAGGCGAAACTCCTTCATCTTCTAGTATCTTTTTGATTTCTTCTTTAACCATTGTACGAATTTCCTCTTTTTGTAATAAAATATTTGATTTTTTCTTAATATATCCTTTATCCTTAGCCTGAGGGTAGGCTTTTTTATAGGCAGTTAGCACATCTTCACCCGATGCAACATATCTTGCAAATAAAAACTCTCTATTGTTCATCTTTCTATCTTTTGAACGTGAATATATCGCTTTATAGTTACCCGAAAAGGTATAAATGTTCTCAACAACACCGCCTTCACCATACATACGATGGCTCTTTTGTTCAACAATGAATGAACCGCACACAGTACGCATCATTGTACGCATCTGCTTGTAATTTGGGTGACTAATCATACTTTTCTTCAATATTTGACAAATATAATCATCATCAGTATATATCCAGTCACCTTCATCCCCCTCACGCCAATTACCCTTAACGCTATTCCCAGGATTCAATGCTTTGAACTCCTCTATGTTGTCATAGAGGTAATGATTAATTCCTTTGATAACTTTTAAATCCATAAATAAATATAAACAAAAATATCCAAAAATAAAAATACTTGCAAAATTGATATATTTGATTATATTATATATTTAATAGAGATAATATAGAGATACATAATAGAGAATCTCTAGTGAATATCTACCCTTAAATAAAAGAAAAAATATATAAAAAAGAAAAGTTAAGTCAAAAACCCAAAAAATAGCATTAGAATGTGTGTGAGTGTTTCTTTATGCGGGTGTCCCCCCTTGATTACCCCGTTAGAACTTTGATTTGGTTGAAATTATAATTTGAATTGAATTTTTAATTATTGTGTAGAAAAGGTTAAACAAATAAAAAAACCCCCCACTAATACAATTAATGAGGGGTTTCTATGCTACGCATTGCGAGTATTTACTTAATCATTACAAGCTTCTTCAAACCTACTATAATTAAAATTAATATTATCTTTCTTTAATTCATTAGATAAATCTTTTATTAATGAACTCTTTAATATTAAATCATTAGGCATTAACTTGATACTATTATCTTTTATTACACGTGCTAACATTATATAATACTTTCTACTTAACATTATTCACCCCCTTTCTTACTTAAG